AACCTCCTATTATACTGTGACCACGGACTGACACAACGCTTCGCCTTTAGTAACCTTATAACCGTATACTTGTAAACCACGGATAATATTGCCGAAAGTTGTCTCAGAACGTAAAGTTTCAAGATTAGTCATCTGTGAAGCAAATGTAAAGCCCATCTTATGACCAGCGATAAGGTCAAACTCCGAACCTGTCTTCTTCAAGTTATGACTGATATAAACTGTAAATCTATCAATCATGCCTAAACGACCGTTACGTAGTGGTGATTGACCATCACCTGTTATAGATGCATCCTTAAGGTCAGATTGCTTGATGTGAGCTCCCATCTTCGCTGGAATGACCAAGAAACGGTCACTCTCAGGAGCGTTAGCCTCATCAAGAACCAGACCCATGTTGATAATATGCTCAATAGCATTAGTTTTAGTAATTGCAACTGGAGTACCAGCTACACCTACATTAATGTTACCTGAGATACGACCAGCAGATGCACCCTTATTGGCAGCGGCGATACCTGGAAGGATATCTGTCAACACACGTTGGTCAATCTTAATCTTCATACGCTCGGAAGCGTCTTTAGACCATTGGTCCATCATTTTTATATCTGCCTGGACTCTATCAACGTCGTCTTCAACTGCCGCAAAATACTCACCTTTATCAATGAGTAGTTGCAACTTAGGTTTATCTGGGTTCTCAACACTTAAGGTTTGACCCTTCACATAATCGCGGATTGTCAACTCAGGTGTGGTACGGATATTAACCGTGTCACCGTAGTTTTTAATCTCGCCCTCATAGTCAGTATTGGAAATTGCTGCTAACACCGTAGCGTCATAGAAATTTTCAATAAGTTTGCCTGACCAAATCTCTGGGATAAAGTTCCCAGTATATGCCGGCTTACCGGATGATACTGCAAATGCCATAGTAGCCTCCTATATAATATTATGCAGTGACGATGCGACCATCTCGCTGTGCAGCGAAAATGTCGCGTTCTATTCTAGCACGTTCTTTCCCCTGACCTTTATACTTTCCCTGTTTGATATCATTGTAAAACTGTGAGATATCTGCAGGAGTATATGTTCGGTCACTATCTGACGCGGGAGCTCCAGTGGATTTACCCTTACCTGGTGCAACCTGCTTCTCTAGTTGGGTTTGAGAATTTGCCTTTTCTTTTTGAGCTAGTGGCTTACCATTCTTTTCTCCCCAAGTTGAGAAAAAGTTAGCTACCCGTTCTACATCAAAGTTGCTTTGTGCATCTTCTAAGTATGTCTGGCGGCTAATTCCTGTTAATGGGTCGATACTCAATAACCAGTTTTGAAAATCTGGGTCAACGTTAATATCTCTCCAATTTGGGACACTAGATTCTAATTGAGACCAAAACGAGTGTTCAGCAGTCTGGTTCTGTTGTTGTGATATCTGCTCTACGCGAGGTGCCACACCATCATAATTAGCTTGTAGCTGCTGAATAACTGATTCTAACTGGGCTATACGGTTGTTAGCTATATTAGATTCTTCCTTAGATACACGACGCATAACGTCAATAGAATCACCATAATCCTCCATATCTTGTTCTGTTATCAGAACCTGAGGCTTCTCCGGTTCTACTGGAGTAGCCGGAGTGGCTTCTATCTTGTTAACTGTCGTACTAAGTAATTTCTCTAATTGACTAACCCTATCTGCTAATTCACGTTTACCTGCGTGTAAACGAGGAATTTCTGCATTGTACATTCCCTGTAGGGTCTTATATTTTTGTTCTAATGTTTTATCATCTTGAGTGCCTGCTACCGTTTGCTCTTCTGGTACAGGCTGAGCTGCTTGTTCATCAACACGGTCGGCGGGTGCCTCTGCAACTACAGTTTCTTCCTCAGCAGGTTGGGTTTCAAGACCCGCCTCTGATTCGGTTCCCTTAACTTCCTCGTTAAGGTCTGCATATAGTTGTTGCACTGCCTCTGACTGTTTTTGTACTTGCTCTGGTATTGCCATGTTATTGCTCCTATATTGGTATGCGTAATAAAATACAGCTATCCTTTAGACTCTGCTGCTAAATCTGGGGACTTCTCAGCGAAATCTGAGAGTTCCTTTAAAATCTGACACCGTCCCTGAGCTAATGCCACATTCGTAGTTACGTTTGGTAACTGCCCTAGTTCATGTTGCTGCCATCCTTTTATCCATTCTAATAGAACTGGATATTGACGAACAGTTGCTGCTAGCGCATGAGTAACCTCTGGTTCAGGTCTTATCATCCTGCACCTCCCGTTACACGATTACTCACTGTGTTTCCTTCACGTCCACCTTTGGGTGTGCCGTCTGGTTGCGTTGGAGTTCCACCCTGCGGAGCTTGCTGCGGTGCAGCTAAAGCTTGCTGGGCGTTCATACGCTCACCAAAACTGGCTTTTTCCCGAGATGGAATGATATCATCCACAGGCATTTGCAAACCTTTAGCCACTTCGCGAAGAATCGCGGCACGGCCTTCTTTACCAACAATCTCCATGTCGATTTCGTTGGCGGTTGCATTAAGAAATTCAATTCGGCGTACATTGACAGTCTCCTTGACTGCTAAGTTAATAGCGCCGCGGGCAATAATCTCAACATCGCCCTTAATACTTTCATCTGAGTCATATCGCATATTATAAACAAACTGTCTATGAACAATCTTTTTAATTATATCACTGTCAATATGCATGACTACTTGTCTAATTCCTTTACCAGCTGAACCCATAAGCATGGATAGCCCTGACGCTGTGCGTCCTGCTCCATGTACATTAAGGTCACCTGAAATATAAGATGGGATGCCTGAGTGGTCGTCAGCTAATGCGCTGAACTTCTCATATACTTGCATCAGTGTGGTTGCATTATCTTCCGGCTGTGTAAACCTTACAGCTGGAGCACTAGCTCCTAATGGGTCATTAGTTACCTGCCAAATCTTCCAAGGGTGAAGCTGAGTAATGTCTTCATTCGGGGGTATACGTTCCAAGTTAACTTCCACTTGAGGACCTGATGCGATACCCATATTATTAACCAAAGCTCGTGCAGACGCATTACAAATATTCTGTACATCTTCAATAACTTCAGGTATACCTTTACCCCAAAATGCACCGGGGCTCTTAATAAGGGATGTTTTTGCATATGGTTTTTCTCCTAATGGGTCATAATTTAATACTGCTTTAATTATATAATTACCTATAACCCATACGCATGCCTCATACTCACGAGCCTCATCTGGTACTTCATCTTCCTCTAAACCCCATTCACGCAGCATTTTGCCACTTATCTTACCATGAAACTCTAATGCATCAAAAATCTCTGTAGGTCTAGTATAACTCTGAGTCTTACGCTCAGCTTCTTCTTTCTCAAGCTTTATTTCCTCGTTAACCCAACTTGTTAAGTTTTCATCTTGTAGAATTTTACGTATAGCTTCTTCATCATAATTAGGAACACCAATCAATTCGGATAACTCCATACGTGTTAATGGATGATGTTCAAATACATACCCCTCATCAATAGTTGTAATCCCTGGTTCAGGATAAATCTTAAATGGGTCAACTCTTTCATACTCAGGAGCTAGCTCCTCTCCTGCTTCTGCAATCGTTTGGCCTTCATCACCTATTGTCCATTCCAAGCGACGCTGACGTCGTACCACCGGTCCCTTAATGAATGCACATGGAAATGTTGCAAGGTCAGTAATAAAATCATCAAATGCTTCAGCCCATCCCCCGTGAGCAAACTGGTCACTAATCTTTACTTTCATCCTGTCAGCACGGTTCTGTGCATCCTGTAATATCTTGAAACGATAATCTTGTGTTACCATCTCTTTTAGCTCCGACATCTCACTTTCAGTTGGTGCTTGACCCGCGACTTCAACAATTTTTAATACACTAGCTGCAAATGCTTGTTCAATCTCTTCGGCCTGTGTAGGAGATAAATCGGGTAATGGAGTCGGACCTAAATCCCAAGGTGGAGTACCAGTATCTAATAAGATATCTCGCAACCAACTTTCAGCTGCACGGCATTTAACCTCAGTAATACCCATATAGATTGCTGAGCCACCTTGCGAATGAATAGCAGATAATTTCTCTGGCTCATATTCACCATTACGCTGCCGCATTCCTTTAAGCATGATAGTCTCAATAGGCTTTTTAGCTCGCTTAGCAGCATCCCAGCACTCTTTTAAATGAGCAGTTATCCCTAAAAATAAAGGTTCATTCTGTCTTTCTTCAAGCGTACGTTCATCTTCCTCACGCTCCTGCTGAACCATGGTAGCATTATCCACAACTCTTAAAGCCATTATTTACCCTTCTTCTTTTTTTTGTATGGAAAGTACATATTACGCGTATATTACACAAATTAGTTTACATATGCAATCAATTTCTCCTTTAAAAGGCTCCCTCGAGAGGTGACTCATCGAGGGAACCAGGTGCGCCTACGTGGAAAAGGAGAGTAAAACCACACCCGGATATATCATATCACGTCCACCCTATTGCTGCAACTTGTTTCACATCTCTTTTTCTATTGAAGTCAATTTCATAAGCAATGTTACCTATATGAAGCATCAAATATTGTAGTGCCTCGGCAACATGAGAATGTTTATTCTTGTCAATTGAGCCGTTTGTCTTATGGTAACGGTAACCCCCCATCATTGCTGACTTAAGCCTAGTACATCTAGGGTCAACTAGAAATGCTGTATCACCATCTACGTGCCGCATCAAATATTCATCCACTGCATTAATTCTTGCTGACACACTATTAGTCTTTGCAGGTCTAACATTAAATCCTTCCGCTTTAATAATGTCTACTGCTGAGCGCTCATCAGTCTGTGCACGTTGTATACCGGCTGGGTCTACAATTATTGTAACAGGACTGCCCGGAAATCTTTCATATAGCAATGGCTTTAGTACGGTTCTTGTAAATCTTTGCACACCCATATCAAAGCTGACAGCTTCGTCAAGTATGATTGCTCTACCCCTTGGGTCTTGCTGCCCAATGACTGCAGCGGGGGTTAACCCTAAATCCATCCCGACTACAATGGGTCTCACACCATTAACAATAGGATTAAGTTTTTCATGTGCCATATGATAATCAGGCCTGAAGTACTTATATACAGGCATACCTGCTGAGCTCAACCCATACTCACCATCAATGTAAACTCTTATGTACTCTTCACTTCGACCTTTTGTATTATAATATCCTTCAGGTAAATTCTCAACATTCTCTCCATCGGGAGCTCGACCGGATGGTTGCTTAAACACATCCCATCCATTGTCATTCTCACTTACACCGTCTACTGGGTCTAGATGCTCCATTTGATAGTACCACCATGTATCCATCGTCGGAGGGTTCGTATCTCCCCACATCCCATGCCATGTTGGTCCTCCATCCTTACGACCTGGAAAACGTCCTACACGCTTGGACATAGCATCAATAATTTTAGGGTGAATATCTCGACACTCATTAAACCACGCGAAAGTCAATTCTAGTGAGTTAAGGTTTGCTACATCATCTGCATCATCCAGCGCTCGGAACATTACCTCACACTCTACATCTCCTAATTTCATAAAATATGTTTTAGTTGTACGCATGTACCGCCCGCATCGCCCTGGTGGAAACCAATCTAGAAATGTTTTAATTGTTGTATCTGCTAGCTGACGTGCTGTCTCACGAACTACGGCTGCCCTAGTTTTCCTAATCCCATCCTGATTAGGCTCCTGCATTGCTGCTCTTCTAACAACTTCGAATGAACATGCGACTGACTTCCCACTACCAACTGGTCCCATCAGAGTTCTCATTGGTGCATCACTCAGCATAAACTCTCGTGTAGTCTTATGTGGTGTGTAATCTACGTTAGTGCTGGACTGCGCCATCTATACGCCCCTGTACATACATCTGTGCTATGTTCTCCCCACAATAAGAACACGATTCACTATTAGATAAAAGTACCCCACAATTAGGGCATGACCCAATTATATCAACACTATCAACATCGTCTATTTCATGCTGATGTGGTTCAAGTGGTAAATTATTTGGTTGTGTCATATCAACCTCTCGTAATAACATAACTACTATCTGACTTGGTTTCTGCCTAGTTCTTTTTAGTATTCTAACACGAAAGCTGACACCAGCGTCAATTAAATCATTTGCAAACTCATGATAACGCCGAGTCGTGTCAAACCTTGTAGCTGGCAAGTCGTCATACGAAGAACTAAATGTATTAAGAAGCGTCGATAAGTTTGGCATCTTCCTCCTCATGTTCTATTACTTGTGTCATCTTATGTGTAGTCTCACCAAGATTTATTGTGATTGTAAGCCTACCATCTGAATCTGTATCCATCCCTTCATTCTTAGGTTCAAGATTCCCCCACTTTACAGTCGACTTGATTAAATCCGCTTTAACTGCTGGGGACACTTCCGGTGAGTGGATTAATTGCCATGATGTTACTAGAAGTTCTTCAGCTTGTGCCCGTGCTTTAAGGCGGAAAGTCACACCCTTCTCTCTTATTTCATTACGATAGTCTTCGGTTTTCTTTCTGAAGATAGGGTCTTTGTTAAATTCCAACATATCATCAGCCGTAATAGCATGGCGTTCAATAACTTCATCTAAAGTCTCCCCACTCTTTTCCAAGAGTAGTGCTATATCAAAAGCTAACCTATCAGACCATTTTGTATGTTTTAAGGGTAATGTATCCATATCTCTCCTAATTTGCTAATGGATTATCTAAAGCTTTTTGTAATTTATTATTCAATCTAGTTTCAAGTTCTGCAAGTTTTCTGTCTACTTCTGTTCTAATTGTATCAGCTTTTTGGTCATAATCATTTTGTAATGCATCTCGTTTATTTTCAAAACGTCCTTCAGCAATATCAATCATATTTCTGACATCGCCCTCTAGTTCTGCAATTTCATCTTCAACCTCATCAATTATTTTTTCCTGCCTAGTGATATCTTCCCGCATAGAAGCCTTTAAATCTTTAATAGTTTGATAATGCTCATCATTAATTTCTTTAATCATCTCTATTTCTTCTTTAAATAGACCGATTTCTTTAGAGACAAACTCCATGTGGTTATCTACTATTTCAAACTTTTCTTCTACTAATGCTATGCGTTTGTCAAATCCTGACAAATCAGGCGCCACAAATTTCGATATTTTTGCTTCCATGTCGAGATACCGCTGATACACTTCAAAGCCGCCCCAGAGCCCGCCAATAATTGTACCGAGTAACGGCACGATGAGAAGAAGCTTCGAGCCACCTACTTTAATCCCCTTGTACTCTACTTCTGCCATAATCTTCCTCGTATTGTATATCAACTAGCTTATTATGTAAAATCTCATTTGCTAGCCCATTTCGTAAACCCCGTTGATTTTCTGGTACCTTTCTGTCCTTATAAATATCCCTATCTACATAGAATAGCCCATCAACCATAGATGAATTATAACTGTTAAATCCAAGATTAAAGTTTAAAAGTGCAAGAATGTAGCTCTGAATCTCTTTTTGAGCGTCTAATGAAGCAGCTTCTCCCATATCTTTCGCCAAAGAATTTAGTTTGGCAGTTATGATTTCCCGCATCTTCTTCTCTTTAGACTTTTTCTTTTCCTTAGCAGTAGGCTCTTTTACTTCAGCTTCAGCAACCATTACTTCTTTCTCATCTCCAGAGTCTTCGTCAGGGCTTGGTCCATCTTCAGATGCCTCTTCCTCTGATTCTTCAAGCTCTTCTTCAGGCTCTTCATTATTTTCCTCATCTGCAGAGCTCTCTTCTTCCGCTTCTGGCTCTTCTTCTTGCTCTTCATTCTGTTCATCTTCTAGTACCTCCTCTTCACTAACTTCTTCTTCGACTGGTTCGGGTTCTGCTTCAGGCTCTTGTGTAGGTTCTTCAACAGTTTCTTCAATTTCTTCCATAGGTTCATCTAACACCTCCTCTATTGGTTCTTCCATTTCAGGTTCAGGCAG